GGCGCTCCTTGGTCAGCGGCATCCGCTTGTCGTTCGCTCGGACCTTGCGGTCTTTCTTCGCGGCCTTCTTGCTATTACCAGAAGACATCCGTTCGAATGTGATCAAAATAAAATTCGCCGGGCGGCTAATGGCCAACTCGCCGCGCTGGTGAACTGCAATGGGCTGACAAGCGACACGGACTTCATGGTCATCCGTGTTGGTGTAAGAGCCATGTGTGCCATTCAACTGGCAACACCCCAGACAATACCTATATCGTACACGGTGCAACCCCTTCAGCCTGGCGTCATACGCCATCATGTTGCCGTCGGAGAGCACCTCATGCATCCAATCTGTGCACTCATTGCATAGTAGGTCGTGGTGGCCCTTGCATCCGAGCCTCGGCCGGCCACACTTGTGACTGGGGTCGAGGCATGCTGCATGGTCATCTGTATTGGTGGCTGAGCCGTGAGTTCCGTTAAGCTCGGCCCCAGTTCCGGCTAGCACTGCCATAGCATGTGCGGCACGGACTTGCTCGAGGCCAAACCGGCGTGCAACTGGCCACCAAGCCAGCGTGCGCAGTGTGTTGCCTTCCCTGCATCGCATGCAAGGACACGTCTCTGCGTACTTGTGATCATCAGTGTTCGTGGCGGATCCGTTGTTTCCATTCAACGTGGTTGATCCAATGAACGTCACGGCACTGTCCTTTGTTGCCTTGTCTGGGTTCACCTTGAAGGTGTTCCTCTTCCTGGCCTTATTACGTCCGCGGTATGGGTCCGCGGGCGGCTTACTCTTCTTGTCCTTGACGTGTTGGATGACGTCGGCGTGCAGCTCCTGCACCACCTCCACCATCTCCTCTTTCTCCTTGGGAACAACAAACCCAGCAGGTGCTGGAATGTCTTTGGCCACGGCACTAGGGGCAACGGGATCAGTGGCCTCAAGGGGGCCATGAATGATACCGTCAACACTAACTGGCTTGTCAAGTTTGTCGGGCCACGCCTCGACAATCTCTATGAATTTAGGCGGATTCATGAGCATGGCAATGGCTGCCTCCGAACCAGCACGCTCCGCACGGATGGAAGCTATGTACGCATCGTACAAAGCCCAGCAAGCGCCAGGCAGACTATTGATCACATAGTCGCGGCCAAAACTGTGCGGGTACTGTTGGAATTGCTCCTGAAGAGAGTGGCGAGCATGCCAGCTCACCAACTCATTGCCGTCTATCCCAGTATCAATGCCTGCTGTTCAACACGGGCAATCTCCTCGGCTGCGACGACATGACGCAGAAACTCGGCCGACCATGGGCCCACCACGTGAGTGTATGGGTCGGTCAAATGGAGCGAGAGCGCCTTCATCTTCGCCTTGCGAAGTGGCGTCCAGTCACCATTAAGTGGGGCCGATACGTGTAGCTTCCTCAGTTGGCGGAGGATGTCACAACAGTTGAACGTTTCTCCGTACCACACCTCCTCGGTGTAGAAACGGGCCAAAAAGTTAACACCAATGTTCCCACGCTTGGTGATATTGGCCTCGAACAGCTGTCCATGGGTGGCTGCGGATAGAACCAGGCAGTCAGCGTCCATGTCGAACAGAATGGAGTCGTCCCCTCCAATCAGCCCACGATTGAGCATGGCATATGCACGCCCGGCGTCAATGTAGGAGCCATTGGAATCTTTCATCCGTCTGTAACCCCCAAAGCACATCGTTGCCGTGTCAATGCTGTTCAGTGGGGCGGTCTCGTGGGACCCGGACCCCCGCCCGAACTCTTGCTCAAAATGTACTCCCTCACGAGTGCGCCCATGTTGTCCAAACTGTCGTTCGGACACGTCTAGCAGCTCGTTGTGCACTGAGGTGTGAAATAAGCGGAGAAGTCCGTACCGCTCCGATGTGCGTGAAACGTTTGAGATGTTACCATCCAAACGATGTGCGTCAGCGTCACATGCGGACTGAGCAGTCATCGCGCCCTTGGCAATATGCTCAGCTATCTTAAGTGGTGTGCGCCCAAACGCATACCATGGGCAATGGACAGTCAGGTAGTCCAGCAGGCTATACATGTAACAAGCCCACTTGACCCGGCTGGTGGCGCCGTAAACAGCTATGGGGCGGGGAGTTTTCGGGTCCGCGTAACTCTCAGCCTTCATAAACAGCGCCATGTCCTCCTCCAGCCCATCACCGAAACAGAGTGCCTCCTCCCAGAGCATCTTTTGTGTCGGACGTTTAAGCCTAAGGTACGCTTCACCCTCGCCATATGGTAGCAGAGTATGCACGCGCTGGTCAGGTACCATGCACTGCCAAAACTCCACCATCACGACGCAGGTGAAAGCGTCCAAATTGCACGTCTTCTGCAAATCAGTAATCCTGCCACGCACCATCTCATCATCATTCCCATAGCACTTATCTGGAGCATAAGCGCCGTCGACAAACCCGGGCATAAATGCCACCTGTGACGGTTTCGACTCCCCATCCACGGGGTGAGCTTCTGTGAAATGTTGGTAGTTGTGCACACGCAGCGCAGGCTGGAAGAAAGCAACCTGCGGACGGTTCTGCGTAGCGGTGTGGTAATCCGCCAGAACCATGGCCTGGGAGAAACTCAGCTCAGCTTCACGGAGCTGACTCCGGACCATGCCCACGGTCAAGGAGCGCGATGAAGCCGCACGGGTCAACAGTTTCAATGCGTCATCGTCAGCCGCGTGTATCGTCGCACAACAATAATCACCGACTGGAGACGTTGAAACCATGAGGCCTCGTTGGGTCACCACGCGAATGCGGGCATATGCACCTTGAACGACCTGGCAATACTGCATCTCTTGTCCACTGACCAATAAAGGCAGGATACGACCGGAGACGACGCGGTATGGCGTCAGGAGGATCATAGTGTGGTCCAGATCTATCATCTTGCGGTTGACATAGTAGAACACCCAGCCGGTGATCTCGTCCATGAGCCCACCTGCGCGCTGTGGCACGCGCAGGAAGTCATGTCCGTAATCCCACAGCTGGTGGCGAAAGTGCCCTCCTCCTGAGACCTCACACTCAACAGTGTTGTCTTGGTGGAAGCGCCATGTAAATTCGCCCCAGTCATTGGCGCAGGCTTGCGGGGTGAACGTGTTGATCACGGTCACCTTTGGGTCAGCGAGCACCAGTTGCATTTGGTCGTGATAGTCCGAGTCATTGAACATGCGCATGTGTCTCGACGTAATCATGTCCCTGCACGGGGGCATCGTCAAATCCACGGGCCAGCGCCAGTCCAATTGTCCGTCGTGTCCGTCGCGCAGCTCACGTTTACTCATCTGCATGCAGTATGGCCGATAGCCCATCAGTCCTGCGTACAGTGTGTAAGTCCTCACGGCGGCGTCGCGATTAGCGGCTGACGTCGGGTGGGTGTGGCCGGTCTTAGGTTTGGACTCGACAATGGGCAAACCATCGAATGTAATGCGGAACCGTTCCGCAGGCGTCTCTAGTGGCTCCACACTTGAAGCGGCCAATGCCGTGGTCCAGGTGCGAGCGCCGTTTTGGTACGCCGTGGTCAACAATCGACGGCCCCTGTAGTACGCAAACAACATCCCCAGGAGGAATGCAACGCTTTTCGGCGTGACGTAACTACGGGCTGTGCGGGCGGCCCTAATGACCGTGTCCTGCACAGGTGGAATCTGA